AAAGAAAAACCTAAGAAAGAAGAACCTAAGAAAGAAGAGCCTAAGAAGACTAGGGAAGAGATCCATAGAGAGGCCGAAAAAAAACGTAGGGAAGAAGAGAAGGCCGCTGAAAAACGCCGTAGGGAAGAAGAGAAAGCGGCTAAAAAGCGTGAAAGAGAAGAAGCGGACGAGCATCGTAAAGCTGAGAGGCGTATGAAAAAATTCGCTAAGAATCTTAAGGTGGAAGAATATGATAGTGATTACATATACACCGATGATTTCCGAGATATATCAGATAGCGGTAGATCAGCATATAACAACGTTTCGTCAACAGCTGTCGTAACTACTTCCAACGTATCACGAGGAAGAGACGCTGTTAATAGAATACTAGCATTACCCGCGGCCTCAACTCCGATGCTTCCAGCTCCAAGAGACGATAAATAAAGGTGATTAAATATGGCATTATCGAACACAGCAACACCTAAATATTACGGTATGTTTCGTGATGCCGTAATGCGAGGCGAAATCCCAATATGTAAGGAAATCGAGATGGAGATGTACCGTATCGACGACCTTATAGCAAACCCTGGCATCTGGTATGATGACCAAGCAATTGAAGGTTTCATAGAATACTGTGAGAGTGAGCTTACTCTAACTGACGGAGAAGATCTCCGGTTACTAGACACTTTCAAATTATGGGCTGAACAGGTGCTTAGCTGGTTTTACTTTGAAGATAGAAGTGTTTACGTACCATCACCAGATGGACACGGTGGACGTTATGTTCGTAAAAGGATCAAAAAACGTCTGACCAATAGACAGTATCTGATCGTTGGACGAGGAGCAGCTAAGTCAATGTATGCTTCGTGTATGCATAGCTATTTCCTCAATGTCGACACTTCAACTACACAGCAGTCCACTTGTGCTCCAACCATAAGACAGGCTGACGAGGTTCTTTCTCCAATCAGAACGTCAATAGCTCGTGCAAGAGGACCACTATTCAGGTTCTTGACCGACGGCTCATTACAGAACACTACTGGTTCTAAAGCTGAAAGACTAAAACTCGCATCAACCAAGAAGGGTATTCAGAATTTCTTGACCAACTCATTGTTGGAAATAGTTCCTATGTCCATCGATAAGTATCAGGGTCGAAGAGATAGAATAGTATCAATCGACGAATGGTTGTCCGGAGACATCAGAGAGGACGTAGTTGGTGCTGCATTACAGGGCGCTTCTAAAAACGACGACTATCTCATTCTAGCAATTAGTTCCGAAGGTACAGTGCGTAATGGACCTGGCGATACAATCAAAATGGAGTTGAGAGACATTCTCAAGGGTGAATACCCTGCTCCCAACGTATCTATATGGTGGTATAAACTCGATTCTGTTGACGAGGTAGCCGACCCAGACACGTGGAGAAAGGCTAACCCTAATCTCGGTTTGACAGTGCAATACGAAGCTTACCAGCAGGATGTAGATAGAGCTGAGAAAGCACCAGCAACCAGAAACGATGTTCTAGCAAAACGTTTCGGCCTTCCAGTTGAAGGTTTTACATATTACTTCACTTATGAAGAAACCCTCCCTCATCGCAAGCGAAATTATTGGAATATGGCTTGTGCGTTAGGAGCAGACCTTTCACAAGGAGATGACTTCTGTGCATTCACGTTCCTTTTCCCATTGCGTGACGGATCGTTCGGAATAAAGACTAGAAACTACATTACATCAAATACACTTATGAAATTACCATCAGCCATGAGGTTGAAGTATGAGGATTTCATGAAAGAAGGAAGTCTCATCGTTCTTGAAGGCACAGTATTAGACATGATGCAGGTGTACGATGATCTCGATGAGCATATAATCGAATCCAACTATGACGTTCGTTGCTTAGGATTTGACCCTTATAACGCTAGAGAGTTTGTCGAGCGTTGGGAAAGAGAAAACGGACCTTATGGTATCGAAAAAGTTATACAGGGTGCAAAAACCGAATCCGTTCCGCTGGGAGAATTGAAGAAACTCTCAGAAGAGCGGCTTCTTTTATTTGACGAAGAACTCATGACTTTTACTATGGGTAACTGCATAGCTCTTGAAGATACAAATGGTAATAGAAAGTTACTTAAGAAGCGATATGACCAAAAGATAGACGCCGTTGCAGCTATGATGGACGCTTATATCGCCTACAAGAACAATAAAGAAGCTTTTGAGTAAACGAACGATAAGGAGGTAAATTTTCGAAATGGGAATACTGCAAAGATTTAAGCGCGGTTGGAACGCGTTCGCCAACAACCGTGACCCCACATATAAATTTGACTCTGAGCGGGGGGTGGGTTCGGTCTATAGACCCGACAGAGTTAGATATACCCGAGGCAACGAGCGAACCATCGTGACCTCTATTTACAATCGAATAGCATTAGACGTCGCAGACCTCGATATTAGACACGTTCGACTGGATGAAGAAGGAAGATTTATAGATTACATAAACTCTGGTCTCGACAACTGTTTAACAATCGAGTCAAATATCGACCAAACAGGTAGAGCATTCATTCATGACGCTATACAGTCAATGTTTGATGAAGGTGTTGTGGCTCTGGTTCCTGTTGATACCGACATCGATCCCCTTGATACTGAATCTTTCAAGATTGAAACCATGAGAACAGGTCGAATAGTCGAATGGTATCCGCAGCATGTGAAATTGAACGTATATAACGAGCGTACCGGCAGAAGAGAAGACATTAAACTTCCTAAAAGAATGGTCGCTATTATCGAAAACCCGTTCTTCACAGTCATGAACGAGCCCAACTCAACCATGCAGCGTCTCGTGAGAAAACTCTCACTTCTAGATGCTATAGATGAACAGAGTGGTTCTGGAAAATTAGACTTAATTATTCAGTTACCATATGTTATAAAAACCCCAGCACGTCGTCAGCAAGCCGAAGAAAGGCGAAAAGATATAGAAATGCAGTTGTCCGGTTCAAAGTACGGTATTGCCTACACAGACGGTACCGAACGAATTACGCAGCTCAATCGTCCTGTGGAAAACAACCTTATGAAACAGATTGAATACCTAACGAGTATGCTATATAGCCAGTTAGGAATCACTCAGAGCATATTGGATGGAACCGCGGATGAGCAGACGATGCTTAATTACCACAACCGAACAATCAAGCCTATTGTTGCGGCATTTGTTGATGAAATGAAACGAAAGTTTCTATCAAAAACTGCTAGATCGCAATCACAGTCAATTGCGTACTACAGAGATCCGTTTAGTCTTACTCCTGTTGACAAACTGGCTGAGGCATCGGATAAGTTTACAAGAAACGAAATCATGACGTCGAACGAAATTAGACAGAAGATTGGTATGAAACCTTCAAAAGATCCTAAAGCTGATCAGTTGATTAATAGTAACATCTCTCAGCCTAATGCGAAGTCCGAGCCGTCAGCGAAAGTGACTGAAGAAATTACAGAAGATTCTAAAGAAGGAGGAGAAAATCAAAATGGATAAATACGACTTTAGTGGTTGGGTCACCAAAGCCAACATTAAATGTACAGATGGTCGAACCATCATGAAAGACGCATTCAAACATTTCGATGGTCAGGTAGTTCCGCTTGTGTGGGGCCACCAGCATGACGATCCTTTCAGAGTCCTTGGTCAGGTTCTTTTGGAACATCGTGATGAAGGCTTGTATGGATACTGTTCATGTAATGACACCGAACAGGGTAAGAATGCGAAAGCGTTGGTAGAACACGGCGATGTTAAATCCATGTCTATTTTCGCTAATAGACTTAGACAGAACGGCGCTGATGTACTCCATGGCAACATAATTGAAGTAAGTCTTGTTCTTGCAGGTGCTAATCCTGGTGCTAAGATCGATAACGTTATTACACATAGTGATGATGAAGACGACATTATAATCTATGACACAGAAGGCGTTCTTTATACCGGACAGGGCGATGGTATTAGTATGTATCACGCTGATGAGGATGAAGAAGAGTCTGAAGACAACGAAGAATCTATCGAATCTGAAGATAATGAAGAAGTTATCGAACACGAAGATAAAAAGGAGAACAAGATGGAAGAAAAGTCTAAAGAAGGCGGCAAGTCAATTAAAGAAATACTTGACACCTTGAATGAAGAACAGCAGGAAGCTGTTTATGCAGTTATCGGTATGGCTATCGATGACGCTACTTCTAATAAAGAAGATAAAGAAAATAATGAAAAATCCGAAGGAGGAAAAGAAACTATGAAACACAATGTATTTGATCAGGAAACCACAAAGAACGAAAATGTTCTTAGCCACGCCGATCAGGAAGCCATCATCAACTTGGCAAAAGGTTCCAATGTAGGTAGCTTTAAGCTCGCTATGGAGATGTATAGAGAGAACAATGAAACTCTCCAGCACGGTTTTGATACCGAGGCTCTTGAGGCATTGCTTCCCGATTACAAGAACCTTAACCCTGGCGCTCCTGCGATTATCGGTCCCGACCAGACATGGGTAATGTCCGTAATCAACAAGATCCATAAGTCTCCTTACAGCCGTATCCGTACACGTCAGGCAGATAGACGTCAGGCTGAACTCAAGGCTAAGGGTTACCAGAAGAAGGGTGATGAGAAGAAGCTCATCGACACAATCAAGCTCATCGGTAGAACAACCGATCCTCAGACAATCTATGTAAAGGACGAAATGCATCGTGATGACATTGTTGATACAACCGATTTCGATCAGGTTGCATACAACTGGGCAATCATGAAGGATGCTATGTATGAGACTCTTGCTCTCGCAGCTCTTATCGGTGACGGTCGTGATGATCTCGATCATGACAAGATCAAGGAAGAGCATGTTCGTTCTATCTGGAATGACGAGGAGCTCTACACAATTCACGCAGATGTAGACTATGAAGCTATGAAGACTAAGCTCCAGGGCACAAACACTGGCGCTAACTTCGGTGAAAACTTCATCAAGGCTGAAGCTACAATCGAGACAGCTCTCTATGCTCGTGAGAAGTATAAGGGTACAGGTAAACCTGACTTCTATTGCGATCCTCACTTTGTTAACGTAATGCTTCTCGCTCGTGACATCAGCGGTCATCGTATGTATGAGTCCAAGGCTGACCTTGTTAAGGCTCTTAACGTTGGTGAAATCTACGAAGTTGAGCAGATGGCTGGTAAGACAAGAACAACTAAGGAAGGCGCTACTAAGAAGCTTATCGGTCTCTTTGTAAATCTTGCTGACTACCAGTTCGGTTCCACAAAGGGCGGCGAAGTTGTTAAGTTTGACGACTTCGATATTGACTTCAATAAGTACAAGTACCTCATGGAGACAAGACTCTCCGGTGCTCTTGTTAAGCCCTTCGCAGCTATCGCTCTTGAAGAGCCCACTACAGCTGAGGGTTAATAAAAACTAAAGGAGAAAATTCAAAATGGCGAAATTCTTTGGAGTAATCGGTTACGCTGAGTCGTATGAAGAGCGACCTGGCGTATGGATGGACCGAATAATAGAACGTACATATACTGGCGAACTACTTAGAAATGTCGGTAATTGGGTTCCATCATCCAATAGCACAAACGATAACCTAAACCTCAGTAATCAAGTAAGCGTTTTGACAGATCCATATGCCATGGAGAATTCTCACCTAATGAAATATGTCGAGTTTATGGGTCACAAATGGAAGATTACTAGCGTCGAAGTTCGTTACCCAAGACTAATATTAACCGTGGGGGGTGTATATAATGGCGAGCAGGCTTGATCTGCATAACGAGTTCATAGATGTTTTAGGCACTAAGGACGAGAAAGAAAGTAGAGTATATTTCAACCCCCCTAAATCGGTTGGTATGAAATACCCTTGTATTCGATACAAGAAATTACCGCCCGCTTTAAGGCGTGCCAATAATGGTATATACATTCTTACAGATGTGTATGAGGCGGTTGTAATAGATTTAGATCCAGACAGTGTAATTCCCGAAATGATACTTAGACGATTCCAATATTGCAGTATCGAACAGACTTACACTGCTGATAACCTAAATCACACTATACTAAAAATTTATTATTAATAAGAAGGAGGACAACATATGTCTAGATTGGTATGGGACCAGGCTGGTGAGAAAACTTATGAAGCCGGCGTCGATAGAGCTGTAGTTTACCCTATGACCGCTGCTGGTGTTTATGAAACAGGCGCAGCATGGAACGGTTTGACAGCTGTTAATGAATCACCCGAGGGAGCTGAACCTAGCCCTCTTTACGCAAACAACAGAAAGTATGTTGAGATCATGTCTTCTGAGGAATTCAAGGGCACGATCGAGGCTTACACATATCCCGATGAGTTCGAGGCTTGTAATGGCGTAGTTAAGATCGCAGAAGGCGTATATGCTACACAGCAGAACCGCGCTCGTTTCGGTCTTACTTACAGAACAGGTATCGGTAATGATACTCTCGGTACCAAGTATGGTTACAAGATCCACTTGGTATACAACTGTCTTGCATCCGTAGCTGAGAAGGAAAATCCCACTATCGGTGAAGAGGTTGAACCTACTACACTTTCTTGGGAGTTCAGCACAACCAAGGTTGACTGTGGTACATTTGAGCCTACTGCTCACCTTATCGTAGACTCCACTAAGGTGGATGCTGAAAAGCTCGCACAGCTTGAAGATATGCTTTACGGTACAGAAGATGAAGAGCCTAAGCTTCCTACAC